AGACGAGCAGATTTTGCTCGTCGAGCAACGGATGAAAAGATAAACAATATTGCCCTTTTCGGGGATACTCAGTCAGGTCTTAACGGCCTTATGAATTATCCTGGAATTACGGGAGCTACAATTCCGGCAGATGGTACTGGTTCATCCCGTACATGGGCAAGCAAAACCCCTGACCAGATTATTCGTGATGTAACGAATATCGTCAATGCAGTAGTTGCTACCACAAATGGGGTAGAAGTTCCTGATCTTCTGCTTCTGCCTCTTGCTCAGTATAACGACATCTCAACTCGTCGCGTGGGAACGTATAATGATACTACGGTTCTTGAGTATATTCTCAAAACTTCACCATACATCAAGAAAATCGATTTCCTCGTTGAGCTTGCTGGTATGGGTCTTTCTCTCGGTACTACCGGTTATGATCGCATGCTGCTTCTCTGCCAGGATGAGGACCATCTTACTCTTGAGATTCCTCAGCCCTTCGAACAGTTCGATCCTCAGTTGCGCGGAATGACTTACGAAATTCCCTGTCATGCTGAGACAGCGGGAGTAATTGTATACTATCCGCTTTCAATCGCTTATGGTGACGGCATCTAAGCACAAACAATCTCCGGCAGGCTTTTCTGCCGGAGACATTAAAAATAAGATCTAGGAGAATTAAAATGTTTATCAATTACAAATCCCAAAACGTTCATTTTCTTCCTTTCGTGACTCACTTCCCTGCAGATAGCAGCGGAAAAATGATTCCAATCAAGGATGACTGGAAAGACTTGAAGTGTCGCCCGCATACCGTTCTTACTCCCGGAATAAACGAAGTTTCCGATGATGAACTGACTGTTCTGAAACATCATTGTAAAGAACTTATCGAAAATGGTACTATTGAAATAATGGAACTCAAGACCGCTCCCACAAATGGAAAACCTGCGAGAGTGGCAAAAGATATTTCTGAAATCCCTGTAGCAAAAGCGCGTGTGCTGATTGCCGATTGTATCAACGTTCCGGTCCTTAAAGGAATGCTCGCAATAGAAACCCGCGAATCTTTGCGCATTGAAATCAAGGACAAGATTGATGAAATTGCAAAGAGAGAAGGAAAGAAGGAAGAGGATTACGAGACATATGAGTCCGATGATACCACGGTAGCAGGAGAATAACATGGCAGCTGTCACAGATATCATTTCTGCAATTTGTCCTAAACTTTCCGCCGCAAGTACGCTATCAATTTTTATTGAACTGGCTACTGATCTGACAAGCGTGAAATACTTTAAGGCAAATTTTAACATGGCAGTAGCTCTGCGGGCAGCACATATGTTTACCCTCTCCCAAAGAAATCTAGGAGAGGGTGGTTCCATAACCAATAAAGCAGAAGGCAAATTGTCAATGGGTTTCAGTGCTTCAAAAACTGAAATGACTGCCACCGATAACGATCTTGATCAAACAGGATATGGAAGACAATTAAAATCGCTTATTGCTGGTCAATTCCCCGCAATTGGTGTACTTGGCGTAAATGATAAAGTAGATTCATCATCTATTCCGATGGATCCGTATTCAAACAGTCAACAAATGATTCCGAACGTGATCATATGAAAGCGGAATTTTCAGCGCGTATTGAACATGAAGACACTAGTAAGTTAAAAGAGATTTTAGAAAATATTGCAGGGTTTAAAGATCATTATGTAAAAGTCGGGGTTTTGGGTGATGCCGAAGCTCATGAAGATAAAGAGGGAAATATAATCCCGATGGTTATGATAGCCTCGGTTCATGAGTATGGATTGCTGGAAAAAAATATTCCGGAACGATCTTTTTTAAGAGGTTGGGCAAAAGGTCACGAAAACGAAATCAAATCTTTTATTGCAGAGCTTGAAAAGAAAATTGAACAAGGCGAAATGACTGCAGAACAAGCGCTCCAAAAGTTAGGCGCTTATGGCGAAAAGGGCGTCAAGAAGCAATTCAGAGAAGGTGATTTTGAGCCGTTAAAACATCGTGACGGAACACCTCTTATTGATACAGGACAACTCAGAGCAAGCATTCATTGGCAAGTTGTAGAGGGAAATCCAGAGGAAGGAGAATAAATGCTTTTTGCAGATTCAAATATAAAGGTTAATCGTTTTCCCGCGGCAGGTGCTGTAAGCGGACGATCAACAAACGGATCTTCTGTGCCTGTATGTATCAGCGGAACGATTCAGCCGTATAACGGAAAGGATTTGCAAGCTCTATTAAACGGTAAACGCATTCATGCCGCGGTGTTATTGATAACAGATCAATATCTGATTGTTTCCGATCCATTTAAGGGAACGAAAGGCGATGAAATTTTAATTGATGGTGTGCAGTGGCAGGTTTTACAAATGCAATCATGGCGGAATGAAATCATGTCACATTACGAATATATTTTGATACGTGATAAAGAAGGAAATTAAATGGCAGGAATAATAACATCTATCGAAGATGCAATATGGGGTTGGGCTGATTTAGTTCTCAATCCCGCTGCGTATTCATATACGGTTATTATTTCTAGTTGTATATATGGCGGACTTGCGTATTCAATAACCATAAACGGCACGACATACACCACAACAGCAGATGTTACTGATACGGTGACTACAATTTTATGCGAACTGAAATCATTGATCGATGCAGCATCGTTACCGCTGATTACAAGCGTATCGAATAATCAACTTTTGATTCAGGCAACCGCAGGAAGCGCGGCGTTTACATGCCGCGTTTCACCTAACATGAATTTTGCATCTCCACTCGTGCCGATTATATGGATGCATCAGAACGAGACTATCCCAAACACCACATATATTACTTTGCATAATATGACAAGTGATCGGAGAGGACTGCCGTATAAATCAGCAGTACAGACACAATTTAATCCGGACGGGTCAGTTGTTGCCGGATCTGATATTCAGACAATTATCCGTACCGAAAAATTTACGATCAGCATACAGTCATACGGATTGAATGGGGATGAATATCTTGAACAGCTTCGAGAAAGTCTTGATTATAGCTACATAGCGGCGTACATGGATTCAGTCGGTATATCATCGTTAAACGATACTGCCGTAAAAGATATATCAGCAATTTTAGATATGACCGCAGAACCGAGAAGTGTTTTTGAGGTCACGTTTTTAACTAACATTGAGACAACAGAAGAAGTTGGATTCATTCAAACCGTTGGATATTCCGGCAGTTACTCGCTGCCGAACTAATAGAGAGGAGGGCATTAAATGTCAGAGATTAATCAAATTATACAGGTGAGCATTTCCCGTCAAACAGCTTCGCCGAGTGTGGAGAGTTTTAACGGTCTGCTTATTGCGGCGGAGTTTTTGAAATCAACTTCGCCTACTCCGTGGGGATCGACAGAAAGAGTGAGATCATATTCAACTCTTTCGGCGGTTCTCGCTGATGGTTTTACGTCAACGTCTTTTGTCTATCGTGCAGCAGCTTCTGTTTTTGCTCAGTCGACTTCGCTTAATACTGTGTATGTCGGTCGTAAACTTACCAGCACAGACGGGACAGAAACATGGCCGACTGCATTGAGTGCAATGGCTCTATACAATACAAATTGGTATGGCGTCGTATGTTCAGCGCGTGATCTTGCAAATCAGGAACTCATCGCTACTTGGGTTGAGGCAAATAAAAAGCTCTGCGTTCTTGCGTCTTCTGATAGCAATATCATTAGCACCGCAGCAAATTCAACTAACGTAGATACAGTGACACTTTCGGGTGTGCTTGTAACGTCAAACGTGATAACATCAATTATTAACGGTACGACAATTACAAACACCTTCGCAACGGATTCACCGACTACGATAGCAGCGCATATATCAGCAATCAATGCAAGCGCTCCACTTATCGCACTCGGCATTGTTGCAAGTGCAATCGGATCAGGTATTGGTTATGTGCTTACCTCACAGACGACAATCACCGCGACATGTACAGTAACTCTCGGAGCATCACAGGCAACAGCGACATATGCAACGGTATCGACTCCGCTTGATATTGCATCATATTGTCAGACTAACAGTCTCACCCGTACCGGCGTTTTTTATGATCCATACGCAGGAAACGTAACGTATGAAGATTGCATGGATGCGGCTATGCTTGGATATGCCTTTGCATTTCAACCGGGATCTCTTAACTTTGCATTTAAAACTCTTGCAAATGTTACGGCATACACTCTCTCCGATGCTCAGTATGCTTTTGCAGCGGGTAAAAATGCAAATGTTTATACGACTGTTGCCGGTGTCAATATCACATACGACGGCGAAGTCGGAAGCGGTGACTATTTTGATACGACATATGGCATTGATTGGCTTACTGCTAATATTCAAAATAAAGTATTTTCCAATCTTGTCAATACCGGAAAAGTTCCGTTTACTGATACCGGCGTGCAGCAGATTGTCAATCCGCTAAAATCAGCGCTTGACGATGGCGTGGCTATAAACTTCCTTGCGAGTTATACGGTATCTGCTCCGCTTGTGGCAAACGTATCAAGTACAAACATCGGAAATCGTTTTCTGCCGAATGTATCTTTTACTGGCATACTCGCAGGAGCTATCAACGGCGTTCAGATTGTCGGCACAGTGACATTGTAAGGAGTAAAAAATAATGGCAACTAAAGTTAAAAGTTATGATCCGAAAAAAGTTATAGTCAATTATGGCGGTATCACTCTTTCCGGATTTGAAGATGGAACATTCGTTGAAGTAAAACCTTCGTCTGATACATGGACGCGTAAAGTCGGCGCTGATGGCGAAGTCGTGAGAGTACGATCAAACGATGATACAAGCGAAGTGACTGTGACACTCCAGCAGGTTTCACCATCGAATGATTATCTTTCTGGTATCAGAATAGCAGATGCTACAACCGGACTCGGCGGAGTTCTGCCGCTGTCGATTGTGGATCTATCCGGAACGACAGTAATGTTTTTTCCGCAAGCATGGATTAAAAAGATGCCGGACGTAAGCAGGGCAAAAGACGCAGGTAATACACAATGGGTATTTGATACCGGACAGGCAGCAAGTAATTTTGTCGGCGGCGTGGCTTAAAAAAAAATAAAAAGGGGAATTAAAAAATGTACGAGGCTAAATCTAAGACAATTGATGGAACAGAATTTAAAGTGCAACCATTTACCGCTATTGAGGCTTTACGCCTCAAGGCGTATCTGGTGAAAATGATAGGTCCGGCTTTTGGTCAACTTCTTTCCTCTTTTAAAAAGGGGCAGAAGTTGGCTGATATGGATATCGACGGCGATAAATTTTCATCGGCAATTGAAGCGTTGACTAATCAGCTTGGAGAGCAGGAATTTATTTCTTTTATACAGAGAATGCTTTCCTGCACTTCCTGTATGCTGAACGGATCAAACGGCAAAGTCATGGTAAACTTTGCAGATGATTTTGCTCAGAAAATGGATATGGTTTTTCAGGGAAAACTTTTTTCTATCTATCCGGTTATGCTTTTTGTGTTAGAGGTTAACTACCCTGATTTTTTCGCGAAGGTCGGGGGTTTTGGACGCCGCATAACAACCGCTATGTCTCCATCGGCAGAGGCGGACGGCTCGAAATCTCCGACCTCATCGGAAGTGTAGGAACGTTAGACGACGATTTGCTGATTGAGTATCCTTTGTGGCGTATCTGGACTAAAAAAGGTACGCCATTAAACGAACTAAAATATCAATGGACGTATCCGGATATTTTGAAGGCGCTTGCGATTATGGACATGGAAGATGATTACGATTGTGCTATTGAAGGCTATCAGAAAGTCAACACTCCGAACGACTAGAAGGTGATTGAATGACCGCAGGAGAATTGATCATTGCGTTAGGATTCAAAGTTGAATCCAAAGGCGCGGAAGAAATGAAAGATCACCTTGACGAAATCAAGGAAAAGGTTTTGCACATTGCAGAAGCTCTTGCAGTCGCTGAACTCGGAAAAGAAATGCTCGAAATCGCAAGCGAAGTTGAACAGACAAAATTTTCTTTTGAATCGTGGTTAGGATCTGCCGAGAAAGCAGAAGAAATGTTAAAAAGCATTCAGGGAATTACGGGGAAAGATATTTTTCCCGCTGAAACTTTTGAAAAAGCCGCGCTCAAATTCAGGGGTACGGCTCTCGAAGGTGAAAAGTTAGTTGATACATTGAAGAGCGTCGGTAATATCGCAGCAGCTACAGGCGGGAACATCAAAGAAAATTTTGACAATTTGATCGACCTTACTTTCAAGGCGAACAACGGTCAAAAAATTATGGGTCGCTCTTTGCGAGAGCAGCCCGTAGTTGTTGAGGCTATGGCAAAAAAATACGGCACGACACGAGAAGCCATTTTACGTATGAAAGAAATATCTAACGAGTGGTTGAAAGGCACTCTCGAAGATATGGGTAAAAATGAAAAATACATGGATGGAATGGCGCGACAGGCGAAAACGCTTTCAGGCGCGTTGATGATCGTCAAAAATTTCTTCCATGATATTTTTGAAGTTGTCGGCGAAAAGCTCATGCCGTATGTAAAAGATATTGTCGCTGAGTTTACAAGTTTTCTCGGACAGAATAAAGAACTCATGGAGGGGGCTTTAACAAAGTTTTTTACTTTCCTTGCGTATGTCATAGGTTATGTGGCAGTCATTCTAGAAAACTTCATTGATGATATCGGGGGACTTTCTGAAAAAGCTGGTTTTCTTGAAGACGTTCTTGAAGCAGTAGGGGACGTATTAAAATTTGTAGGCGATCAGATGGTCAAGCATCATAAAATTGTATCGCTTGTCATTGGTGTTCTTCTTGCGTGGGTTGCTGTTCAATGGGCGTTAAACGTCGCCTTGACCGCCAATCCAATAGGGCTTGTTATTGCCGGAGTGGTTGCGCTTGCAACAGTTGGCGTATTGCTTTATAAACACTGGGACAAGATCAAACAATTTTTTATTGGATTGTGGAACGGTCCGCTTTCCGGAAAAGTTATTAGAGCATTGATTTTACCCTTTTCGCCGTTTATTGCAATCGTGGCAACTATCATCAGAAATTGGGAACCAATCAAAGATTTTTTCTCCGAGTTATGGAAGGGGATTGTAGATTCTTTTGATTGGGCTGTTGATAAAATCAAAAAGGGTTGGAATTATGTTTCCGGTGCAGTAAAAACAGTCGGTAAGTTTTTCGGTTTTGGCAAAGAAGAACAATCAGAAGGCGGAGAAAGTAAGCCTGTAAAAAAATATGCAGTTGGATCTTCTTTTGTTATGAATGATGGTCTTGCATATTTGCACAGAGGCGAAAAAGTTATGACCGCCGGACAGGTTGAAAAAACGCAGACGAATAATAATTCATCATCGTTGCAAGTAAATTCAAATATTACCGTATCAGTTCCGGTCGGCACTCCAGATATGCAAGCAGGATTTGTTAAAAAAGCCGCGGCGCAAGCAGTAAGAGAGGAGTGGCAATCGATCTTGAGACAAGCCCGTGTAAGTAATCCGATAGCATCAGCGGGAAGGGCGTAAATTATGCCGATAATAACAAGCAGTGTACAACTTCTTTTTGGCGAGTATGGTACAAAGTCAATCGGCGGGATAAGCATTGATGCCTTTGTTGAAGAAACACACGATGAATCCGCAAGCGTGACGTCGTATCCGATTGAAGACGGAACTTCGATAAACGATCACGTTATTCAAAATCCGGAAAAATTAACGATCAGCGGAGTTATATCAGCAAATACAGTATATCTCGCTGATATTTTAGAATATACACCTTTTCATGTGGTAGACGTGTACTGGAATCTTGTGGAAATGAAAGAAGAAGGATTACCAATAACCGTTGTTACAGGCTTACGTGTTTATTCTGATATGGTTATCGAATCGATCAGCATTCCGAGAAATTCAGAAAGCGGAAAGAGTTTATATTTTTCGATGTCTCTTGTACAAGTTAGAATAGTCACCTCTCAAACGGTGACAATAAACACCGAAGGAACTCAGCCACAAGCTAATCAAAATATCGGCAGTACAAACGGAAAGAATCCGAGTGACGCAGATCGACCTTCTTTTATTGCAGCGATTAAGGCGGGAACATTATGATAATACTCCCCACATACCAAACAGTATCTGCGCGATATTCATATTCAATCGCCTTAAATGGTGTAATGTTCAATTTCAATTTTTATTGGAATACCCGCGCGGCTCAATGGTTTTTTGATCTTGCTGATAGCAGCAATAATCCGCTTATCAACTGCGTCGGCATAGTATCTAGTTATGATCTGCTTGCTCAATATAAAGCAGTTACGGGAATGCCAAACGGTACGCTATATATTTACGATATTGAAAATGATCCACAAACAGCAAATGTTGATTTTGATTCTTTCGGATCTCGATATCTTTTACTTTTCGCAACTCCAGAGGATTTAGCATAATGGCATTCGGACGAATTATACAAATTGAATCAGGATCGGCTAATCAACAGGGTTATTTGGTTACTGATAATTTTATGTCTTTCGATATTACCAGAGATCTCACAAAAAATACAGACAGGGCAGAAATAAAAATACACAATTTGAGTGATGCTACTATTGCATTGATGTCAAAGGCAAAAAACAAGATTGTTATTTATGCCGGATACGCCGATGAAGGCGGAGCTAAGAAAATATTTCAGGGAGATCTTTATCAATCATGGATTACGAAAGAAGGAACTGAACGAATATTGAATATCAGCTCTCACGATGGTCTTGCCTATACGCAGTCATCTAACTTTATAAAAAGTTATGCGTCAGGAATATCAGTCGATACGGTCATAAATGACATGGTTTCGGCAATGGGATATCCGATCAACGGATCAATCCCGATTACCAACATGGTGTATTCAAATGGTTATGCGTTCGCCGGAAAAGTTTGCGATTGTTTACAAAAAGTGCTTGCAAGAGCAGGGCTTAGATATAATATTCAGAATGAACAGATTTGTATATACGCAGATGGAACGCCGATAATTCCGGCAGCGCAATTATATCTGAATTATGATACAGGTCTAATTTTTGTAGAGGAAAAACAGCGGGATAATACAGTTGATGCGATAAAATCAGCGTATCGAAAACCAGGGACTTATTACAAGGTAACGACGTTGATTTTCCCGCAGATAGTACCGGGAGCGCATATTCAAATTGATACAGATGCCGTACCACAAACAAATTTAGTCATTGAGTCGTGTAAATTGTCAGGTGACAATTTCGGCGGAAAATTTCAGGCGGAAATCGATGCAAAGGTGATAAACAATGGATGAAAATTTTTCCGACATAGTAAGGGATCAGATAACCGCGTATCTTGACGCGGTAAGAACTGCTATGCCCGGAATAGTACAATCATACGATATCACAACAAACACCGCTTCAGTGCAACCATCGGTCAACATGGAGTTTATGGACGGCACGATAACGGCAATGCCGCAGATAACAAATATTCCGGTGGTGTTTCCCGGGTCCGTGAATGCTTGCGTACAATTTCCTTTGCATCAGGGTGACGGCGTTTTGATTATCTGCTCAGATTGCAGTTTAGAGAACTGGGTGAACAATGCAATGCAGACAGTTGATCCGGGTGACTGTCGGAGATTTTCGTTGATGGACGCTTTTTGTATTCCCGGTTTATTTTCTCCGAAGGGATTAGGCAAAATGTCCAGCGGTTCCGGATTGCAGATTCTTTATAAAGGTGCATCGATTATTATTGATGACAACGGCATTGTCAATATCAACGGCAATTCTGATTATTTTACAAAATATACTGAGCTTAATAATGCTCTTGCAAATGCAACGAATCCGGCGTCGTTGCTTTTTCAAATACAGGCGGAGCTTGTAAAAATAGCAACAGCAATTACTTCATTAAGCGGGTCATATGTTCCGGCAACTCTCGCAGTTGATCTATCAACAGCTAAATCAACAACCGCAAAGATAGGAGGTTGATCTATGTACGACGTTGCAATTGATAAAAACGGAAAATTCATTCTCAATACATATGATTTTCAATTTACGACAGACCTACCCTCTTATGCAGCTCAGTCATTGCAAATACAGTTGCGTACTTTTCTGGGTGAATGGTATCTTAATACAAAGGTCGGCGTTGCCTATTTCAAAGATATTTTCGGCAAGGGTCAGAGTTTTGTAATGATGGAGGCTGATATAAAAAATCAAATACTCAGCAATTCATTTGTAAAATCATTAAATTCGATCACGGTATCATATGATAATACGAATCGTTTTTTTATTTGCACATTTTCAGCGACATTGACAGACGGCTCGACGTTAACAACAACGGTATAGCGGGGTAATACATGGCAACAACATACGGCTTGACCTCTACTGGATTTGTATATCCCTCTTTGCAGGATATTGTTTCGCAGCTCGAAACGGAAACGCAAGCGACATTTGGCGCAAATATTGACGTGTCGTCTACATCGGTCGCTGGTCAATTTATTGGAAATCTTGCAAATAAATTTACACAGCTTTGGGAATTGCTTGCGGCGGTGTATGCTAGTGTTGATCCTGATACAGCAACGGGTATCGCTCTTGATGGTTGTTGCGCAAGAGTCGGAGTCTATCGCCTTGCGGCAACGTCAACGATAGTATACGAATTTTTATACGGAGCGCAAGGCACAGTCATACCAGTAAATCATCTTATAGCACAATCAAACGGCACTCAATTTGCACTCGAATCAGCAACCACAATCGGCGGCTCTACGTGGGGTGACGTATCAATAGAATATACCGGCTCAATAGTTCCTGCAAATCAATACTCTTTTATTATCAATAGCCATACGTACACATATACCGCCACAAGCGGAGATACCATTCTGTCAATGCTTACGGGATTAGCGGCATTGATTCAAGCCGGAGAAACGGACGTCACCGCATCAGCGTCAACAGTCAATACCGTTCCGTCGATGAGACTTTTATCAACCGACGGGATTATATCTTTTACGCTCGGAACATTTTATACAGGATTTGCAATTAATACAAATATTGCATATGCAAGCATCGGAGAATATGCCGCGTCAGTTACCGGACCAACAGCCGCGCCGTCGGGATCAGTGACTACAATTTTTCAGCCGGTAACTGGTCTATCGGAAATAACGAATATTGCATCAGGCGAAACAGGAACCAATATCGAGAGTGACGATGCTCTTAGAGTTAGGCGAAGAAAAGCACTCGCGGGTTCGGCATACGCAACAAATGAAGCACTACAAACGCGATTACTTCAAGAGGTTTCTGGTGTTTCTTATTGTCAAGTAATTTCAAACAGAACTTCAGGCGTTGTCAACGGTCAACCGGCAAATAGCTTTTGGGTGATTATCGAGGGCGGAGATCCGACGGCAATCGCTGAAAAAATATGGCAGCTCATGCCCGCGGGAATACCGTCTTACGGCGGAACATCAGTAACAATTTATGATAGCAACGGAGATGCACAGGTTATCAATTTTGATAGACCGACTAATGTCTATATATGGGTAAATGGAACAGTCTCAGCATATACGTCGTCATTCCCTGCCGATAGTGTTTCGATTATTGCTCAAAATATTGTCACCTTCGGTCAAGAAAATTATAGCGTTGGAGACAGCGTTATATGGCAAGCGCTTTATGCTCCGATATATCAGTGTCCGGGAATTTTGACTGTTGCGTTTACGATTGGTTATTCATCAAGTGCAACAGTTCCGCCCGTGTCGTATAGTGATACAAATATCACGATAACTGGCGCACAACTCGCACAATTTGCAGCAGCTCAGATTGTATTTACGGTATCATAATATGATAGCACAAATAACAGACTATTCTGTATATGATGTTCCTCCTTATTTGTTGCAGCAGTTCGTTGAAACAGATGTCGAATCGGCCATGTCAATTTTCAATCCTCAATTCGAGGCTTTTGAAAATGCAGCATATGGATTTTTTGCAGGGTTACACCCAACAAATGCAATCGGCGCGCAACTTGATTTAATCGGTGTGGATCTTGAAATTGATCGTAATGGATTAGGTGATGATTCATATAGAAATCTTTTGTTTTTAAAAGGTGAAATTGATACATCAGGCGGAACACCTGAAACGATTATTGAAACAATCAAAATTGTTTATAAAGCAACTATCGTTCATTACAGCGTCACGTCCGCATGTAATGTTAAAATACAACAAAATGGATCTTTAGGATTATTGATCTATCTTGACGCTGTTTTTAATGATGGCGATTATATCGGATTAGGCGCTGAAAATTCAGGCGTGACATTACAATTTACGGGTCCGGATTTAGCAGCACAAGCGATTATAGAAGATGTCATTCCTGCCGGAGTGAACGTAACGATAACACAGATCTAAAGGAGATTGATACATGGCAACACAAACACTAGGCGATCTTTCAGTAGCCACAGCAGTCAGTCAAACAGACGTGACACATCTGAGACAGGGGTTGACAGACGTACAATGTCCGATACAGCTATTATCTCAGGCTGTTATACAGCAATCAGTATATGGTTTTAATGTTGCGACAATTTCAGCAAATACAACTATAACAACGATATACACTCAGCAGACAATGTTCATAATGTCAACGACTTCGGCTCCGTTGACGTTGACATTGCCCTTTGCGGGAGGTGGAGTGCGAGCCGGATCTTTTGCGCTAATATCAAATACGCAAGGATCATATAACGCAACAGTGACTTTTCAATCAGGTATCAGTCTTGTCATTCCGGCGGGCGGTTATGGCGCTTTTTGTTTCGATGGTACGTT